CCTGGATTACCATGGGCCTCGGTAACCGGAAGCCCTGCTTGCCGGCTAGACTGCATGTAATGCAGGCTGGCCGGCTTGAGCGACGCTTGGTTGAATATGTCGCGCTGCACTTGTTCTACAAATGCGCGCGACTGTATTGGCGTTGCGTTTGCTGGAACTCCCTTGAGTAAGGAGATCCAGCATGAGAAGGAGGCAACTCCTGTCCAGATGTGCTCAGACACGCACACTGTAATTTTAGGATCCGGAGGGATCCTTTAAGTGCCACCCGTTGGTGACTTGGTCTGGCGGACCTGTAATCGCCCCGGTGGTTCCTGTGCCAACCAACCCCAAACCCAATGCCATGTACAACCTCCGAATGATGTCGAGTTTCTTCAGGGGAGTAGCGCTGATTGGCCGATCAGCGGACTCCCTGCAGCGCCTCACAAAGCAGTCTCTAGTAGTTAGTGTTGGAGTGGTCACCTTGTCAGTGACCGCCTGGGCCTTGCATCAGGCCTGGGGCACCTACAAGCAATTAGGTGTGGTAAAAGATCTCCCCGCGCAGCATCCTGCGTACGATCCGCGGGGGAAAGTCGCCGCTGAGAGACGGCGCACAAACCGCGTGGCTTCCAAGTGGTTCCGGTCCCAGGGGTTCGCAACACCTGCTGAACACCCATTTGTCTTCCGAGCTTTTGCCGAGTTGACTAGTACACCCCCAGGACCCGAACTACGTCAGTACTGCTATGCGCGATTTGCAAGGTGGTTCCAGGAACTACCTACGCTCAGGATGGCCCTTAGGAAACACCTCGAAGCAGAGGTGGGGGCTGAGCCACAGGAAAGTGATTTCCAGGTGCGGGTTGGCAAGACTACCCGGTGCAATCGCGCTGCTCTCCAGGCAGCATGGCAACAGTGGAATGCGCGTTATGAGGGCGCGTATGAAAGACACCATGATGACTTTCAAGCGGACCCACGTGGTTATTGCGAAGCGACCTTCGGGCCGGACTTCGCTGGTGTCAGACCATTTCCTGGCACCGAATACCGGCTGGCAACCCAGCTGGTAGATGCCGTAGTGTCTCTGGTGGCACACGACATCAATGAATCGCGTTACGTACTTGCGCAGGATGCGATTCAGGAGGCGATCAAGGCGGGTCGTGGGCTGGAACGCCCGCGATCCATGGCCCTGTTATTGGCGGGTCGCATCAGTTTGTCAGATTATATCTGGCCTGGTGTGGTCACGCCACCGCCCCCATAGGTGAGTCTGGTGCGTATGGCCACCGTCTGCGCCCGCAAAAGGAAGATTGCTAGGCCAAAAGCCGAAATGCGCGGACTCCTCGACGTGGACCAGGACGCACTAGACTCACTCAGGCACGCACCACATTGCCTGAATTTCGACCAGAAATACGTGTGGTGCATACCGAGACCCAGGATATTAAAATGGCTCTGGGGGCTCGGTATTCCATTCTTCCATAGTAATTGCAAATGCAACGAAATCATAGCCATAGCAAACCGTGCCTTATCACCGATGGAATCTGTAACATCGGTGGGAGAAAGTCATTTGGTCCATATTAGAAGCGCCGCCCGGAGATTAGGGCAGAGTTTGAGCGTAGTGAAGCTATCAAGGCGATCCTTCGTCGACTCTGTCAAAGTTCCTGGGAAGAAGAAGATATACGAGCGCGCGAAGGAAAAGTTGGATAAATATGGATTGGACCTAGGACAGGTGCGGCTCTCCACCTTCACCAAAGGTGAGCAGGTTCACGGTGAATCTAAGGACCCACGTCCAATTCAGGCGGCAACGCCTGAGTACAATATCGAGCTCGGTCGGTACAACAAACCAATTGAAGAACAGTTGGGACGCCTGCGCTGGGACATTGCCTTCCCCGGTGCCCCTCAGGGGCGCCTCATAGCCAAGGGGTTGAACAACGTCCAGCGCGGGGGCCTGGTCAGTCATAAATTTGACCAGTTTGAAGAACCGGTTTGCCTGGGCATCGACGCATCGCGGTTTGATCTGCATGCATCGAGGCCTTGGCTCCGTGTTGAGTTCGAGATTTACAAGTGGGCATACCAACACGACCCTTATTTGCTGTCTCTGCTGAGATGGCAGTACGGTCCGCGGGGGCGGACCAGTAAGGGCGTAAAGTACACTCTCAATGGTGGGAGGTGCTCTGGTGTGCCTAACACGGGAAGTGGGAACAGCTTCATCTGCTGCTGCTTAACCCTCCACTACTTGACCAAGAGACAGGTCAAATTCGACTTCCTATGCGACGGAGATGACGCATTGATCTTTTTGGAAAAGAGAGACATGCACATCATGGATGGCTTCAGTCGCTATTGCGTGGAGTTGGGGTTCAAAATGGTGATTGAACCCCCCGCATATCGGAAAGAGGATATCGAATTTTGCCAGTCCAAGCCAATTGAAGTTACACCCGGCAAATGGGTGATGGTGCGCAATCCGAAGCGCGCACTATATAGGGGCGGAATGTCCCAGACTTCGATGGCGACGGTGGTGGAGGCAGAGCAGACGCTTTGGGCAATCGGATCTTGCGAGTTGGCACTTCATTCGGGGGTGCCAGTTATGCAGGAATATGCTTTGTGGTGCCTAAGAAATGGCACCAAGCCCTCCCAGCGAAAGCTAGCGATGTTACAGGTCAGACTGTCTCATCAGTACTGGGAGCTGCCCAAAAGCCAAGAACCAAAACCCGTAACGATCGGGGCCCGGATCACCTTTGCTGCAGCGTTCGGAATTAGCATCTCTGAACAGCTCCTCTTGGAGGAGGCATATAGGAATTCGAATTTCACAATGGTCGGGACAGTTGACGAACTGCCCGCTGAGGATACAGGAGCCGGCGAAGTATCCTCATCGGACGATAGGATATACGTACTCTAGACCAATGGCGAAGAGAATTCAGAAGAAAAGCGCGCAAGCGCAGCAGCAAAGTAAACCCAGGGCGAGAAGCAAGAAGGAGGCGTCCAGGAAGAAGGACCCCTTCAGGATGGCGCTACTGGATCCGTTTGACGAGAGTGCGGATGGGGCTAGGGTTCCTGATCTCTTTAGTGCTCCTACTGAGACCAGGACCTTTGTCCAGTCTTTCAACCTCACTGCAGATGTTAATGGCAACATTGACTACATGGGTTTCGCAAATCCGCGTTACCCAGGTCTCTCCTACCGGGGAAACATCATAGGTGGGGGCTCATACGTCTACGCGGCGAATAGTGCCGTGAGCCAGAACAATGCGCTCCCGACCGGAGCCGGGAACGATCTAGCTGGAGAGCTGATCAACTACCGGGTCGTCGGTTGGGGGCTCAAGCTCTCGGCGATCGGCAGTATGACAACGACCACGGGGGTGGTCACGATGGCAGCAGTGCCCTATGCCGGGTATGTGCCGCATGCCGTTACTATCGGTGGCCAGAGCCACACTTCCGGGAACTCGGGTACTATGATTGACTTTTACGGTTGGTCTGGGATCCCGACTACCGGCGATTTCATCGACATTTCGCGGTTGCCCAACATGGACTACTCAGAGGAGAGGACTGCAACCTCTCTAGCCACGTCACCCCTCGTTTTCGTCTCGCGACCAGTAGACCCGCGCGCCTACAATTTCCGCATGTCTGGAGACATGCGGCTCGGTTATGACATCCAAGGTCAGACGAGCACCACTTACATCACCGCTGGTAACGCGTCTCAGGCAGATGCCTCAGGATGGCTCGTTCCAGTAATCGGTGGTAGTGGGTTCCCTGCCAACACGGTGGCCCTCCGAGCCGAGATAGTCTATCACCTGGAGGGCACTCCAGCTTATAGCATCTCCAGCATGCACTCAGGTGGCGCGGACCCGTCGCCGGTCGACTTTCAGAAGTACGTTAGCGTGCTTTCGGAGGTTGCCCGGCAACCGGCAATCAAGTCGCTAGCCGTCGGGGCACTCCATTCGTTTGGTTTGTCTCCACTTGCACATCTCATATCGTGAGTTCCCCACCCTCTCTGGTGGGGGGTTACAGGTCGTGCTAATGGGCAGTCGTGTCCCAACCTACCTGATATGCTTATACCTCCAAGTTAGCAATGGAGTGAACAAACAAAATTTCCCTTTTAGTAGTTAGTCCAAACAAGATGGTTTCCAAAAATACCTTTGTTTCGAACCGCCAGGTCCGGCCAGACCGAAGGCGCA